TGATTTGCGTATCCAGCAGAGGTGAAGAATGTGGGCTTTGCTAAGAATGGATTGATTAGGTCTAACGCCATAACTAAACCATCTGTGCCGTAAGAACCCACAAAAGACCATGCTGAGACATTGTTATCAGTTGCTACTAAAACTGAAGCTGTTGTGTATGTTGTGTAAATAATTCCAGAGGAATAACCACTCGAAAGACCTGCGAGGGTCATGCCTATGCTGTTGCCTGCCGTAGTGCCAACACCACCCGTAATGACTATTCGATAAGCGTCATAAGTTGCGCTGAAACAGTTGCTAACAGTCACACTAGAAACGGCTGTGCCAATAGTTGCGCTAGTGACATAAACGAGTCCCGAGTTTGCGAGGTAGGTGTTCACATCCGCGCTAGTGGCGAGTTCGCCGACGGCGAAGGTCTTCACGGCCATGTCAGGCTCCTATCTTGTCGAGACGCGCGACAAGCGCGTCTAGTTGTGTTTGCTGGTCTTGGCACACTTTGAGAAGAAGGACGGCGAGCTTCTCGTAGGCGATGCCGTCGGGCTGGCCGTCCTTGCCTCGAAAGATGAGCTCCTCGAAGCCGAGAGCGGCGAGGTCTTCAGCAATAAGTCCGACTTCGATCGGACGGTCTGCTCCTGGTTCGAGATGCTTTTCGGTGTAGCGGAAAGTGATCGGGGTCATCTTGAGGATGTCCGCGGTTGAGTAGGCGAGAGGTGTGATCTCTTCCTTCCAGCGTCGCGATGATGTGGATGTTCCGAGTGTGAAGTTTGAGTTCACGAGGACGGTCCGGCCGCTTACCGCTTGCGAGTACACATCGCTCGAGTTATTGACTCTCATACAATTCACTCCGAGATAGGTGTATGTCCCGGAGTCGTAGAAGCTGTTCTGGCTCCCGCCGCTGGCGTTGTAGTGGTACGCCTGGAGAACTCCTACGCCGTAGCGGACCGGGATTGTGTCCGCGGCGGTGCTCGCGTTCGTGTCATAACCATCGAGGAGGAGCGCGTTCGATGCGGTTGTCGCCGTTGTCGCCGACCCCGCGCTTCCAGAGATTGAGATCGCATAGGTGCCGGCGGCAAGGTCGGAGGTGCCGATGCTTCCGTCTTGGATGTTCGCTCCGGTGATTGTTCCCGAGGCAATGTTCGAGCCCGTGATAGTTGCGGCCGCAATGTCACCTCCGACGATTGTCGCGTCGATGATGTTCGTCGTCGAGACCGAGCTCGCGGCGAGCTTGGCGTTCGTGACTTGCGCGTCGGTGATTGTCGAAGTGATGACGGGGTAGATCTGGACCCATCCGGTCGTGAGTCCGTCGGTGTTCACCGTGAGGATGTTCGTGTCCTTGAGGTAGGCGAGCATCCCTTCCTTCACGATGGAGACCGTGAGCGCGGCGTCACGGCCGGCGGCGTTCGCGAACCTCATGACGGCCTGGCTCGATGCGTAATCCGTGAGATCTCCAGCGTCGAGGACTTGTCCTCCGGTCCATGCTTTGTATCCTTCCGCCATTGTGTCCTCCTAGAAGCCGTATCGGTTTGAGTCTAGAAGACTGAGCGGCTGGTCGTCTGAAGGTAGCGAAGCATCTCCCCAGACGAAGCTCTGCTCGGATGCGTCAATGAGGTCGAGGTCGATCATGTGCTTCCCTGGAGTAATGCGGTGATGGATGCCGGAGATGTTCATGTACTTCTCGATGAGAAGTCCGCCTGGCGGTGTGAACTTGATGAGGACTAGATCGTCGAGGTCGAGAGCTTGGAGGAGTCCCTGGTCGTTTCCGGTCTGAGCCATCATGTCAAGCTGAACGCGACGCGGACGAAACACGGGCTGGCCGTAGGTGTTTGCGTAGTACTGAGCCATCGAGAGCGCGACGGTGTCGCTATCCATAAGAAGACCTTCGGCGGAGAAGGCGAAAATCCCATACTCGAGCTGGCTCTCAGGTTGATCCGCGACTTGTGTCGTACCTCCGGCGCGTTGGATTGTTGCGCGATTGTAGAGAAGCTCCGAGCCATACTCGACCTCTATGGAGCGAGGGGTGATGGAGGTTCCGTCGTAGGTGATAACGATCGCGCCGGTGTAGGTCGGGTTGTATCGACGGGATCGGAAAGTGAGGAAGCCTTCCTTCGAGACGAAAAGAGAGCCAGGTTCGGAGCTTTCGATGAGCTGGCAGAAGGTGAGCGCGTTAGTGCCGAGCGTGACGGTCGTCGTCTGGAGTGTTGTCGTGCCGGTCTGGATGTCTCGATACGAGCTATCGAACGCGACCTCGGGCTGGTCGAGAACGCTCGTCAGCATTGACGAAGAGAGCGCGGTCGTGAAGGTGTCGGCCTCGAGTGTTCGGTTCGCCAGCTGGACGAACGCGTCCGCCGCGCGTAGGGATGCCGTTGCGATGCCGCCGAGTGGATAGTCGAGGTCCCAATCTTGGATGACTCCGAGGAATTGGAGCTCGGTGCCGACGGTGACGCGGACGCGCTTTCCTGGGATGATCTGGCCGGCGTAGGGATAGCCGGAAGTCCCGGCGGGGATTGTGGGGTCGAATTGTGCGGTCTGGTTGTCGAGGACGACCGAAAGGGTGCCGGCGTTGTATCTGGCGAGTGCTTGGTTCTTGCCGCGTTGGATTGTTGTCGAGTAGGCGCTCGAGGTGACATCGGTCCAGGTCGCTCCGCCGAGCTTGTAGGTCGTGTTACCGAGGACGCCTTTCGTCGCGTCGTCGAGGACGAAGTTGAGCGTCTGGGATGACTGAACGAACTCGATCTCGACGATCGCCGGGGCGATGTTTAGTCCGGGCATTAGGCCGCCTGGAAGACGGGGCCGGCGGTGCGTTCGTATTGTTTGATCGCGTCCACGACTTGACGACCGATCTCTCGAGGGTCGCCGACTCCGGTCTGGACGGTGATGGCGTAATGGTTGCCGCCGCCGAGGTTGCCGATCTTGTCAAGTGGCACGACTAGCTCGGGTCCGGCCTCACCGATGACGCTCAGCTGAGGACCCATCACGAGGCCACCGGCGGCGAGGCGCGGGATGCCTGGGATGTCTGGGGCGTTCACTTTGATGTCTGGTCCGAACGGGACCGGAATGGTGAACTCGAGGAGATCGTTGAGTCTTCCGACGAGTCCGTTCACCATGTCGATGATCCCGTTGATGAGGCTTTTACCGAGTCCGATGCCAAGCTCGGCGAAGCCTTTCCCGAGTTTGAGGGCCATCTCTGGGATCTTCTTCAGGATCTCTAACACCATAAGGCCTAGTCCCTTGATGACCTCGGGGGCGAGCTCGAAGGCCCACCCGATGAGAGCGGCGGACCATTCCACGGCGATCTTGAGAAGTTTCGGAAGTGCTTCGGTGATTGCCCAGACCGCAATCTTCGCGACAAGTTCGCCGAGCTTCTGAAGCATTGGAGCGATGTTCGGTCCGATCCATGCGACGAACGCGTCTCCCCATTGCTTTAGCTTGTCCACCCATGTCGGTAGTCCGGTGTCGATGAGCCAGTTCGCGACGGTGGCGATGAGGTTGCCGAGAGCCTTGAGCATTGGAACGATCCGCGGTCCGATCCAATCGACGAGAGCTCCGCCAAGTAGCTCTAGTTTCTCCTGGATCATTGGGAGGCCTTCGTTCTTGATCCAATCGAAGCCGGCGATAAAGATCCGCTGGAGGCCATTGACGAGTCCGTCTTCTTGTAGGACCTCTCCGAGTTTTGAGAGTCCTGGGACGACGGAGCCGTTCACGAACTCGAGAAGCTTTCCCATCGCTGGCAGAAGTGCCGCTCCGATTGTTTCTTTCGACTCATCCATCGCGACGCTCACGCGCTTCAGCTGGCCCTCGTATGTTTTGGCGTACTCAGCGGATGCTCCGCCGAAGGTGCCGTTCAGCTTCTCGAAGATCTCGGTCGTGGATGCTCCCGACTTGATGAGGTCCTTCATCGTCGGGTCGAGTTTGTTGAGGGCGGTGTATTGACCGTTCGCGGCCTTGCCTATCGCGTCAGTAACGGCCGCGAGTGGCTTGCCTGTTTGGATTGCGATGTCCTGGCTTAGAGCTAGGAGTTCCTGGGATCGTGTGAGATCACCGGTCGCTCGGACGAGTTTCCCGAGGGCCGGACGAAGCTCTCCGTCGGACACGCCAGTAGCGAGGGAAGTCTTGAGGATGAACGCTTCCGTCGCTTTGACTTGTGCGTCTGTCGCTCCGGTCGTGGCTTTGAGCTGGCGCTCGAGAAGTTTCGCCGCGGCTTCGTCTTCCATTGCGGCCTTCGCCGCATCGAAGCCAGCGAACGCGACCGCGCCGAGAGCGGCGGCGGCGGGGAGTGCGAACTTCTTGACAGATCCGCCGAAGCTAGAGATCGAGTCGCCAGCGTCTCCGAGTGCTTTCCTGAGTGGTGCCGCGTTACCTGAAACGACGACGGAGATCGACTTTGCCATAGTTCTAGATTACTTTCTAGTCGAGGTCATACTTGACGATTAGCTGAGAGATGCGGTCGGCGTAGAGCGCGTACACCTCCTGGCGTCGTCCGTCAAGGACTTCATAGATGAATGGGTTCGGCTGAATGTTGCGAGCTGGCCATCCGAAGTGGATCGGGCCGGCGTATGGCACCGCGGCAGATCCGACTCGGACGCGTCCCTGGCGTTGAGTGGGTGCGGACTTGAGAGATGCGAGAAGAGCACCGGATCGGACCGGGACGAGACGCGCCGCGCCATCGACGACGATCTGTCCGGCGCGTCGGTGTGTTTCTTTCATGTCGTTGCGTGAGTCGTCTGAGAAGTTTCTCATCGCTTTCTGGACATCGCGGAGACCGTCGATCTCGAGCTGGCCTCCCATGTCGCCAATGACGCCGGAGCGATACTTCGCGGCGGCCTGTTTTTGGTATTTATTGAGTGCCACTAGCGTCTCCGTTTCTCGCGATTGTTGAGTAGTTCGACGAGGATGTTCAGAGTGTCCACATCGCTCTCGATTAGTTCTCGCGGGGAGATCCCCGTGGCGAGAGCTAACTCAGCGATGAAGCGTCGGAACTCTCCTCCGCCTCTTTTGGGTCTGGGACGACCTCCACGGTCGGAATGTTCTCGAGTGTTTTGATGTAGGCCTCACGCCATGAAGCGACATCTCCGCCGGCTTGACGCTCGGCGAGGAATGCGAGGAGGTTGATGTGGCCCACATCGGCGGACTCGACAGATGCGAAGGTTCGCATGAACGAAGACTTCGCCATCTGTTCCCATTGGTCGATGATCCAGGGAGTCACCGGGTAGGTCCCGGCGATCCCGTCGATGTGCTGGACGGAGATCTGGAGTTTTGGGATCATGGGATCATGAACTCGCTATCGCGAGAGTGCCTCCGGTGAACTGTGCCGTGGTGGTCGCAATCGACCCCAGGCCGCCGTCAATGCTGGAAAAGCTCTCGAGGAATGCCCCGGTTACCGTATAGCGCCTATTCGTGGCAGAGACCGCGCCAAGGTTCGGGATCATGATGAGGGTCGTGGTCGTGCCGACGAGCGCCTCGAGAGTTGCGGTCGTTTCGCCGGCCGCCTGGTCAAGCTGGAACTCGATGTCCACGGTCACCGACTCGAGGCCGCCCTGGAACTTACGAGCCGTGTCCGCCTGTGTTGTGACATCCTGGCTCTCTTTTGTGCGTGTAACGACACATGAGACGACTCTGTCGTCTAGGTTCACCGAGTTCACGGTGACCTGTGTCATGGGTATGTATTGGGCCATGAGTTACTCCTCTGGTTGAGCTTTCGGCCGTGTGGCCTTCTGAGCGTATTCTAGATGACCGGACGCGATAAGGGCGTCGATGTTCACACCGGCGTCCTCTAGTTCGGCTTTCGACACGGTAGAGCCAGGCTCCCCGAGTGCGATCTTGTGGATGATGTTGTAGTTATCCATGAAGGACCACCTCGTACTGATAGGCGAAATATGTGACTCCGGCTACCTCGATTGTAATCGGGGCCGCGCGGATGACTCGGAGCGTCGCAACCGCTCCGGAGAGTGTGGGGTCGGCTTGGAGCGCGGCTTTTACTGAGCCAGCTCCCGACCCGGCGAGCAATGCGTCGAGCTTGTCCTGAGCTCCGCGGTCGTTCATTCGCGAGACGATGACAAGAACATCGACTTCACCCATGTCGAGGCCGCGGTTCTGGGCTTCGTCGAATGAGATCGTGATGTTCCCAATGACGCCACACGGGGCCGGGACTTGATCGGGGACATAATCGAAGACGCGCGTGACGACGGTCGCGAGGGCGGTCTTCAAATTGGCGCGAACGGTTGAGGGGATCATGAGAAGAACTCTCTCTTGTAGGCGCGGACCATTGCGGTGATGTCGCGACCGAGTGGGGACATGCGGATCGCGCCTAGTTCGGAGAGACCGAGGACTCCTCCGATGGAGTCCTTGCGCTTGTAAAGGTCGGCCGAGAGGATGAGGGTCGCCTGGTTGATGTCGTCGGGAACTGTCGGCCATCCCCATCGGGCGGTCACTTCGACTTGTGGTCGGTAGTTCGTCGGCAGAGAGAACGCTTCGCCGGAGACGATTGTGATGTAGTTCCACGGGCGTCCCTTTTGGGAAGCGTTCACGGGTTCGGTGATGAAGTCCGTGTTCACGACGAGAGTCGTCTGATAGACGCCGGCGGAGTTCGGGTCGGTTTTGACGACGAGGCCAGAAGTAGATCCGAAGTCATCGACGAACACACGGAGGAGATTGGTCGGGCGATAGGTGCGGGCTGATGCCGATGAGTCGAGGTAGAAGCGGCGGTTCGCGATGCGGTCAATGGAGCGAGATGCGGCTTCGACAATGTGCTCGAGGAGTGTGTCTTCCATCGAGTCCTCGATCTTGAGGTATCCCTTGAGTTCGGCGAGTGTTGCGTATCCGTTCGAGATGGCCATCTATCGCTTCTTTCGTGTTGTGGGCCTCTTAGGTGCTGGAGCATCTTTCTCGGCCTTGTCGGGCGTCTGAGGTGCGTCTGGCGTGACCGTGGGGGTGCTCGCCGGCTCAGTCAGCACATCCTCGGAAGGTATAACACGATCCGAGTGACCGAGCCGACGGAGCTCTGTTTCGACGAGCTTCGCACGATCGACGAGACCGCGCCGGCGGTATCCGGCGAGCTCGTGTTCGTATGCGGCGATGAGTGCGTCGATGTTCATGTGAACCTTCCGACGGCCCGAGGATGTGCTCCCGGGGCCGGTAGGTGAACCGATTAGGCCCAGTTAGCGGTAATCAGGCCGGTGCCGGTGATCTTGGAGAACGCCGTCGGGTACTTGCCGGCGGAGTAGGCCGAGAAGCCGAAGAGGATCGTGCGGATCGCGTTGGTGCCGGATGGCTCCTCGAAGCGAACATACAACGGGTTCCCGGAGTTGTCTTCCCATAGATAGCTCTCGCGGAAGTCTCCAACGATGACCGCGGTCTCGTTCGTGCCAGAGCCGAGGTTCGTCGGCATGTTCGCGTCAGCGACTACCGGGATACCGAGGATCTGAAGGCCGCCACCGAGGTAGTCGGGACGGTCGAAAGTTGCGGCCGCGTTCATTGGGTTGCCAGCGGTCGGCGAGAAGATCGGCCGGTTCGTGGTGTCAAGTGCGCGAAGCCAGCATCCGATGAGGCTCGGGTGCGCGACGATGTGAGTCGCGGCTCCGTAGAAGTTCGTCGAGATCGAGGTGATCGCTTCGACGAGCTTCGGATAGAACTCGGCCCATGTGGCGGAGGCGTCGGTGTAAGTAACTGAGCCGATGCTGGAGGTGTTGAGGATGCCTCGGTGGTTAGGAGCTGAGCCGTCACCGTTGAGGATCTGTCCGTCAAGGAGTGAGTGGTATGAGCGGATGCCATCGCCGAGGAGCTGGTCTTCGACGCCTACACCGCGGAGCGATGCCTGCTTCGAGAGGTCCCACATCGACTGAACGGTCCGCACATTGACGGTGAGGAGCGTGTCGTCTGGGTCGGACTCTGTCACGGCGGTGCCTTCTGTGGCGGCGTAAGAGGTTATGCCTGTGGTCAAGCGGCCGAGGTTCACGGTCATGCCCACATTCGGGAGCGGTGCGTTCACGGAGATGTCAGCGGTCGGACGACCAGCTCGGCGCAATGGCGCGAACTGATTGACGAGATACTGAGGCACTACCAACCCGGAGAAATTGCTTGTCCCGGAGTCGCGCTTTTCGATGCGGACTTCGTTCTGGTAGCGAACGATGCGCTCGCGGGCTTCGTAGCTTCCACCGAACTCGGCCGCCATAGCGTCCGCGATGAAGTTGTGTCCGGCGCGTTCGTGGTAGGTCGGCTCTTCTGAAGTGATGCGAGTCGGAGCGGCGGCGCGTGTCTCGACTTTGTCGCCTTCGACAGATGCGGCGAGGTCGGCGGCTTTTGCCTTGCGGACTTCGAGGTCTGTGATTTGTTCGATGCGCTCGTCGAGTTTTGTGATCTCGAGGGTGAGGGCTTGGATGTTTGCGACTTCGATGTCTGTGACATCGCGAGCCTCGTCATGTGCTCGCGTAAGAGTTGCCTCGATGAGGCTCTGCTTCGAGTCACGGTTTTCGTGGAGGGTTTTGAGGAATGCGTTCACGGTGTTCTCCCGTTGTGTAGCTGGTATGGGTTCCGGGGTGTCGTCTCAGATCCGGAGAGGGTGTCGCTTCTGGCGAGGTGCTCTTATCCGGCCGGCGAGGTGTCGGTCTGGTTGGAGTTTATCGCTCGCGGCGAACCTTTGCGAGTATTTGCTCTACGAGTGCGCGGTTCGTCATCTGGTCGGCGTGGTCGATGAGAGTGTCGATCTCGTCTTCTACATCGTCGTCGAGTTCGTCTTCGTCTTCTGAGATGTTGAGCGCGGCCAGCTGGTCCTCAGCTTGTGCTCGTGTCCGGTGGCATCCTTCGACTTCACCGTTCGAGTCTTTGACGACGGCGAAGCCTTGACAGTAGGGAGAGTTCTCTTCGATGTGCCAGGGCATCGTCTTAGTCCCCCTGGACTAATACCGAGACGATCGGCGTCCCGGTTCCAGCAATGGCGAAGAGCGTCTCGTTCATCGGTATCTCTAGCGAGACGATGCCGTTCGCGTTGTCAATTTTGAGACCGGTCAAACTTGTGACGCCTTCCGGTCCGACATAGATCGTCGCCGATGTCATCGGATGAACATAGACGCGACGAGTGAGCGGTTCAGCGGTCACGATTGCGGTGGCGGTGGTGGCGTTGAGCTCGATGTGAGAGCTCTTCATCGACGGACTCCTCGGAGGATCTCTTCGAGTGCGTCTAGGTTCGGGGTGCTTGATTGGTCACGAACTCCGACGACAGAAGCGGCCGAGCCGTAGGCCCCGAAAGTCACCGCGGATACTTCGGCGAGGTGAGCCAGCTGGCGCTCGACGACTCCATCCTGGCGGCGCTTGTCCTTCAGCGGTGAGAAGCCGATCGAGAGCTCAGAGAGAGCGCCGTCCCGGATAAGGGTCAGGACTTCCGAGCCGCGCTCGGTGTCAGAGATCCGAAACTCACCGTAGAGACCGGCTTCGTCTTCGCGGAGAAGTGTGGCTCGACCGATTGGGAGAGCGTTCGCGTCATGGCCGACGAGGAACTTCACACGATGCGAAGCTCGGACAACATTGACGAACGCGCCCCGGATGAACACTTCGGAGAGTGTCGCGTTTATGCGCTGGACCTGGTTGTACGGGACACAGATCCCGCACACGGTCCGGCCATCGCCGGCGGTGCGAACTTCGAGATCTGTCTCATAGGCGCGGGTTTCGATGGTCATGTTATTCCTCCGTGGTGAGTGGTGGTCGGTTCTCGAGGGATCGGACTTCTTCGATAGTGAGGAAGCCGTTCGAGAGTGCGATCTGGTGCGCCTGGTAGCGCGTGAGTGTGTCGGCTCGAAGGAGTCCGTCGTACTCGAACTTCGCAACGGTGCCGCGCGGGAGGTAGTCGGTGAACACCGCCTCGATGCGGGTGGTTAGCGGAAGGAGTGTCCAGCGAAGGTATTCGAGACCCTGGGTCTCGAGGTTCGAGTAGGTCCGGTTCGAGTTCGGCGCTCCGACATAGTGACCGGGTAGGCCGACGATGTTCGCCGCGTCGCCTTGTGCCTGAAGTCGAGCTTCGACGAGTTGAGAGTCGTTCGCGTTCGCGGTCAATGGTTCGACATCTGTCTCGGCGTTCATTACCGCGGGACGCCGTGATCGGCCGCCATAGGCCTCCATCCAGCGAAGCTTGAGAAGGTCGGCTTCTTCGGCGGTGAGGTCTGGGTTCTTTGACTTGATGACATAGCTCGGCATGGTGCCGCCGTCGAAGTAGCGCGAGGCGTATTCCATGACCGCGATCGCCGCTCCGATGCCTTGACGCTGAGCCGCAATAATGCCGATACCGGCGACCTCTCCGGGAAGGCTGAAGCCTTTGACATGGAAGATCTCGGAGGAGTGATACTCGCGTTCGTCGATGCGGAAGATCTTCTCTCCGTTTCGTCGTTCGATGGTGACGCGCTCGGGGTTTACCGGATAGATGCTTTCGGGATAGCCAGAAGGTCCAGGCTCTCCGAGGATCGCGACATAGTTTCCATGAATGACGAGCGCGGCGGTCATTGCCGAGATTGTTTCGATCCGAGTCTCGAGAGGGTTCGGACGCTCCAATAGCCGAGGCGTCGGGGTGATCTGGGTGTCGCCTTTGTACGCGTGAAGCGGAAGCACACCGGCGGAGTCTGAGACCATCGTGACCGCCCGCCAGATAGCCGGGACCGAGAGAGTCGTCTCGGTGTCCACATCGACGCCGGCGTAGGTGTCGGTATATGTGCGGGTGACGCGACCGTAGGGATCGACAATCGCGGCGCGGACTTCGGGTCGTGCCTTTAGGAGACGGTTGAGCATGTCTAGCTCCTCTCGGCGGCGATGCCGAACGCGACAAGCGCGACGCCGGCGAAGCCGAGGCCGAGCGGGATAGTGATCATCGAGAGACTCATAGCGACCATGATAGTCCCGATGGCCTGGAGGGTAGTGGGTAGGTGTTTCGTCATTAGTAGATCGCGCTTCTTTTCGTGTCGGGTGTTTGTCGGTTCGTGGCGTGATGATACGCGAGAGTCGCCGAGAAGAGTGGCGTCAGATCCGCCTCTTCGATTGTGCGGGACCATAGCCATCCCGACGCGATCATCTTCTTCCTCGCCGACTTGAGAGCAAGCTCAAGCATCGGGTGAGGTCTAATCCGGATGGCGTCATCGAGGACCGCGTCGTAGAACACGCCACAAGCCGACACCATGTCGCGGAGTGTGTACCTCGTGACGGGGATCCCGCCGGCCTCGAGACGATCGACGAGTGAGTTCGCTGGCGAGTAGCCATCGACGACGAGGGCTCCTTTGTGCTGGCGGTAGAGCTGGACCGCGCGATCGACGACCCAGGAGACGCCGGCTCGGTGTTCGATGAGTTCGACTCGCCCGGTCTCATCGGCGACGGAGATGGAAGCGAAAGCTCGATCCATTGAGACATCTATTCCAAAGGAGAGCTTCCCGGTCGGGATGGTCGTCGGGTCTAGGACTCGGAGGATGAGCTTCTCGGGAATGACGCTCTCCTCGAGGTGTGTCCATTGGCAGAGATACGCGCGGCGAAACTCTCCCTCGGACATTGTCGCGCGAGCGTGTTGGATTGCTTCTTCGCCGATTGTGTATCCGAGCGCGGGGATGGTGTCGGCCCAGATTGCCGGGTCGTCAATGTCGGCGTCGGTCTCGGCGCTCCACTCGAAGTAGGCGACACCGGTGTCGATGCCGGCTTCGATCATGGCTCGACCCTGGTCCACTTTTCGCTTGAGGTAGAGCGAGCTCTGAGTTCCGGCCGTTGAGATGACGAAGAGCTGAGCCTCTCGGCGTGTGGCCATTGCGGGGAGGATGGCCTGCTCGCGCCGATCATCTTCGTCGCTCATGGCTTCGTCCAGGA